TTCAAGGAATAAATTTACAATGGTTGCATTACAAGGACCTAAGATTGCGTTCTCTACTTCATAGTCAATCGTCCATTCAGGATATGAGGCACACGTGCCAAATGATACAATAACACCATCCTGTACTTCAAACCATCCATTCCCTGCACTTGGAGAGCGATAGAACCCATCAGGCAATATTGTTTGACCAAATGAATCATAGAACACCCAATCATATAATCCTAAGCTACCACCTGCCTTTGTAGTTCCATTAACATCAGCAACATAGTATGTTTCAAAAGTTCCTGCACCACACGCATCTACACTTGCAGCGAAATCTTCCGTAGAAGTAAATGAAGGTAAAGGAGCAGGACAATTAATTGTAATATTAAAATCGTTTAGGTTACAAGGCAATCTTCCTTGAAAGTAAAGACTTGAAGGAGCTGCCGCAATCTTTGGTATTACCATCACATACTTTCCCGGTGTACCCGGACTTAGTTGTATCTGTGGTGCTAATGCTGCAACAGAAAGAAACTGCCCTGTGTTATCAAAAGTATTTGTTACAGGATTAAACTCCTGCACAGGCAGTGGTTGAAATCCTGCTGCCAAGATACCACAATCAAAAGCAGTATCTCCAATGTATATCACCTGATTAGGTCCTGCCGGTCCTTGCACAAACCCGAAGTTTTGAGAACTAAGTGCATTGTACTGAATACCATCATACTCAAAATATAATCCGATAGGACGCTCTGATGTCATATAGTCAATCTCTATAACAATAGCTCCCACATCTAATACCGTTTCTCCAACATTCTGAGTCATCTCAAGGAATGACTTTCCTTCAAAAACATTGATAGGGTCAATACTACAAGGAACAGCACAAGGAGCACACGATGATATAACATTTGTAAATAATCCTGATACCAACTCTCTTACTGTTACTCCGTCTGAATAGAATCCGTCTGCTGCCGGTATTGTTAACGCTGCATCATCATAGGCTGCTGTTGCCGATGATAGTGATGGAGCGTTTAAATAATATGTTCCAAATGTTGCCATAGTTTAATTTAGTTTTTTTTAACAACTGCACTCATTTATTATTGTAATATCCGCAGCTCCTGATATAACACTTGGGAAATAATCTCTATTGTTACATATATTAACGGTTCTGTTTGGAAGAACAGTTATTGTTGTAGGTGTTGTTTCCCCACACTCATAATACTCAATCTCTGCAAAAGGTGCTTGAGCGTTAGTTATAACATAAGAGTTACAAGTACTTCCGGCACAAGTATCGCAATTACAACATACATCTAATCCACTTGTACCAAAACATAGGCTTGTTTCTACTGCATCTCTCAAGTCCCATATCAAATAAAGATATTGTTGAATTGGAGGAACAGTGAATGTGGCATCGTTATAGTTTGCAGATGTAATATTTGGTGTTGCTGCTGTCGATAATGATAATAGCGTAGTTATATCAGCCACATTATTATTATACAATGTATTTGACATAAGGTAGTTTAAGCTATCTGATGTTGGGTCAAACACAAATGTATCCGATGATAATTGGTTACTTATAAGATACATTGTGCTGTTCTCTTGAGGGAACGCTCCCGTACCCACAACACCTGTGTTAACATTATACCTTGATATAACAAAACTTGATGGGTCTGTTCCGAATGTAACAAATGAAGATTGCAATGGTGAGTTATAAGTACCTATGCTATAGCGATACTCAGCGTGAATTGTTTTACCTGCCTCGTAGTCGTTAGTAACAACAACTTCAATAATGGTTAATGGTATAGGCTCAACACACGATACATTAACATCCAACAATAAAGCATCAGAAGCAATTACTTCAATTTCTATCGTCTGAACATTATTCACATCCTTTGGAACTACAAGCGTTCCTGCCGATGTAACAATTCCTGTTGAATAGGTATTACCATTGTAAGTTGCATTGATAATAAAATCATTTGGAGAGCCACCATAAGGACTATAAGTAATGGTTACATCACCAATAGCTAATCCTTCAGTAACGCAGAATAAATTTGTTCCTGCCTCTTCAAATGTAAACGTCTGAGCGATACCACACTGAATACAATCAATAGGTTGAGGTATTGCTATATCGTTTGATGATAGTACATACTCATTCATATACGGGTCAAACGCTCCGAGCTTCTGCGTTTGGAATGAGTCCTTAAATAAATCCCTAAACCAAGTACGCATCCCCATTTCAGACACAACTTTTAGTTGGTCGTTAGAGTAAGAGTCTCCCTTCATCTGAATGACAGCACCACGCTTGGCATCGGTGAAGTATCTATCGTACCCCCACTGAACATAACTCTCAGGATTGAACGATATACCATACTTCTCTGAACGTGCTATCTGCGTTCCTAATACCTCAGGAATTGAAGCAATAGCTCCCCCTGCTGCTGAGTCGGATAGTAAGTTCTTCCCTGCCAACACATAAGAGATTTTATCTTCTTGTAAAGTAAGCACGTCTGTCTGTCTTCCATCTAAAAGATAGATAGGACCGAATGATGTTTCGCAGTTCTTGAAGTTAAGAAGCCCTAAGTTAAACTCGTTAAGTTTATTTACGTTGGACTCATTGTTGTATATACCACTATAGGTAATGTCTGCAAATCTATCTACTTGTTGATAATCCTGAGCAGCCACTGATGTTACTCTGTTGCCAAGCTCAAGCGTTCTTCCGATTATTGAATCACGGATTTTATAAGACTCAGCACCATTCCCAAAAGTATAGCAATTAAAGAATCCTGTATCAACAATAGCAGGAGCAGCAGGGGGCACAGGTCCAAAACTTTGGTTTTGAATATTCCCTCCGTGAGCACCCGGCTGTAATGAAGGAAAATCCGGATTTGGACCAATAGGTAACGAAAGTTCATTTTCATAAAAAACATCAGGTAACGCATCAAGAGGTAGTGTTTCAAATATCAATGTGCTTGTTGCTCTAAAAACTTTAATATTTGCAGCAATATTTGCTTCTCTTCCCCCTCCAAAACCGTTGCAAGAATATCCACCACTAATAAGTAATAGCAACTGATTATCTCCCGATACTCTATAAAATTGTAAAAAGTTTTCAGGACTTGTAGATGGTGGGTAAATACCTAATGATGTATTATAATTAATAACAGGAGGAGTATTACCACCACCTGCAAATGCACTTGCATCTGCTGCTGTTTTTATTATTTGAAATATATTTTCTCCTACAAACCAATCATACATACTTGCATAATTAGCAGGAGAGGTAAATTCCTGATTAAACTGCCAAGTTCTTCTTTCACAAGCTCTATTCCCATCTCCCGGACCTTTTCTTTCTGCCTTTATTAATATCTTAATAATTGTACCTTCAGGAACAGTATAATCCATATACATACCCGGATTTGCAGGGTCAAGTATATTCATTGGATATTTTATAATAGCAGGTTCTATATTAGAGCCATCTCCATCAATATATCCCGGAAGTATTTTTGAATTTGCATCATTGCTAACAGAAAAATCATTAGCGTTCATCTTCATATACACTCCGGCAGGAGCTGTAGTAAATCCTAAAAATCCTGACTGTTTTGCTTCCTTCTCTAATACCGTTGCGTAAGAGCAACTATCTTTAGGACCTGTAGCGTCAGCCTTTACAATGTATCTATCTCCAACCTCTACCTTTCTTGCATTTTCTCCTTGTAACAAAAGATAAACAGAGTTACTTGCTAAATCTTGAAAGTAAATATCACTGTAGATTGTTTCGTATCCTGCCTTATCAGGCTTGATAACAAATTTATATCTTGTCGCCCAAGCAGGAGCTACCTGCGTTGGTGGTATAATAACTTGAATAGAGTTTTGTAAATCAGATGTTCCACAAGGAAAGTGAATAGTGTTACGAGGACTTACCAATGCTGTAGTTGAACGATTAAACTCATCCATATACACGATACCAATCTCATAATCACGATTACTATGAAGACTTTTTCTATTTCCACGTTCTTGATAAGTAACCTCACTATTTACAAACTCATAGTATTCATAAAAACTTATCGTTGGAGTTGTTAAATCATCAACAAATTGCATTGCCAATAATTGAATCGTAAAAATAGAACTTCCCGATGTTGCTATAACACTTATTGGCTGCCCATTCGCACTTATGCCACTTGCTATCTTAGTATAACTATCTAATTGTTGTGGTATAGCACAATTAAAAGCATCTGTAAATGTTGTTCCATTACAAGGAGTAATAGAAGGATTCAATGGGTCGTAAACAGGAAGTATATTTAATGCTGTTCCAACTCTATTTTGAAAATCAATACTTGTTACCATATCATATACCGAAGCATAATTTGTTGGTAATTCAAAAAATAACGAAAGTGTTATATTAGATGTTTTATCTGTAGGATTTGTCCCTCCTGAAAAGGCAGCGTGATTAAATGTAAAGTCAATACTTAGTAGTCCGCCTTGAACTAAAACAGCTCCCGTTAAATCAACCTCAAGAATAGAATTACTTACTGTAACAGGTCCATTAATACTATAGTTTCCCGGTGTTGCAGATGCTTCAGAATCATAACTTGCTATCCCTATTTCTTCTGATACTCCATCCAAGTAATACTCAAGCATTGTGGCATTGCCATTCCTATCAATTAAGTCATAGCCTTCAACATAATTCCCGTACATCAAGCGATTGCCCATAATAGTTTGAGCCTTTGCTTTTAATGGTACGTTATCATAAAGTCTTAACAACTCCGACTCAGGAAGGATAGTAAATATCTTGCTGTTTGAAAAGGTGTAAGTATAATCAACATTGTTAGATAGTGCTAACTCTTGCTTGTTAACTTTTTCGATAACCTTAATCACATTGCTATTCATATCCTTGAACAACAAGTCTATTGATTTTACAAGTGGTCCTCCTGTATTGACTGTTACAAGAGCAGCATTAAACTGATTAATCATACCCTCATTCAAGAAGGCATCATTAGTAACATCAAATGGTTTAGGAAAGAACGCAGCAGCAGAGAATTGAGAGATAGCAGAGTATTCATTGTTTTCATACTCGTACCTGTAAGCAAAGCAAATGAATCTGTCTTCAAGAAAATTCTCTTGACCATTGATAATAGTAAGCTCTACTTCGGGAGATTCAGCAGGTGGTCTTTTGATAACAAGGATTGACTCCCATAACAATGAATCGTCAAGACCTCCTATCGGCAGTGCGTATGATTTTAATGTATTTATAAATCGTGGCTGATTATAATCATCAGTAAAGAACAACAAGTCCTCTATTATGTCAACCCCCGTTATTAAATACTGAGGATTAAAGTTTAGCGTAGTATTTACATTATCGTAATTAACACTAATAACGTGATACGTTAATATGTTTGATGCTTCACTAAAGGAAACAATCATATCAATCTTTCCTAATGGAGCATCAACAGATACAGGGAATGATGGGTCGTGAACAAACCAATAGATAATTTCTCTCTCACCATCAGCAATAGAGCCGATAGTTCTTGCATTATCACTAAGAGGAACTCCATTAAATTGCAATGCAGTCAATGGCGTATTTCCTTTCGTATTCTCAATAACACCAACCTCCGATTGTTCTGTAGAACCCATACGGACATTAAGTGCATCAATATACTCTCCTTGAGGAACTACACGTTCGTCAAGAGTTTTGTTCATCTTACCTGCCGTAAAATTCCTTGATATCTTAGCCATATTATTTTATCATCTTATCCATACCACGAAGATTCATTAGCAATCTGCCGGGATGTATGTTACTGATTCTGATTTTTGCGTTTCTTAATAAAGCACCTTTCTCTTTTCGTGCTCTTGCTACAATGTATTCCTGCACTCCAAATTTAGAGTTTAGTATCTCATATTGGATGTAAGCGTAGATATACTTCTCGAATAATTTGTTTACAGAAACAGAGGAGTCATCCCCATTCTCCATACCATCAGATACGTACTCAAGGATACAACTCTTTTCTGCCATATCAGAACTAAAGTTAATGACACCTGCCTTCTTATCAATATTGAACGTAGGATTGAAGTTAGCCGTCTCGGTATTTAAACCATATCGCTGTCCTACGTTAAAATCAAAGTACCATCTGCCATCCATATACCATCCATAGCTGCCATAGAATTGACTGCCGGGATTTAGGTAGATACTCTTCTTTAGTTTGTTAAGTCTGTCGTAATCAATCTCTGAGTTCTGAGGCTGTAATATATTTCCATTTTGGTCAAAAAGAATATTACCTGCGTTATCCTGAAGATAAGCTCTTGCTGATAACGTCTGAATATTCTCACTTAATGGTCTTAGGTATCCGTTCTCATAAAGAGAGATACGAACCCAATTTACAAAATCACTTGGTAGTACAAAGCGTAATGACGCTGCTACCGTTAACTCTAAAACCTTTATCTCTTTGAAGGCATCATAGTTCAATTCCTGAATAGCTCTCTTAGCGTGAAATAATACCTTGTAACGCTCCTCATTGTTTACCAATGAATGGTTTCCTGCGTACATCAACGTAAAGTTGTTGACGATATCAAACAGACTTACATATTGGTAAGAACCCCAATTTGCATCTTGGGGGTTATTACCATTGTTGTCATAGTATTCGTATTGTGATATGTATGCCATTGATTATAGTTTTTATTGTTGTTGACTGAATGTCGGTTGTTCGTGTTGCTCTTGAGCGATACCATACTGAGTCACTTCAAGCTCACGGATTGATACACCACAATATTGAAGAATCTTCATTACTAACTTAAACTCATCCTCTAATGGCAATTCAAAGTCTTGATAATCGGGTTGCGATTGGTCAAACGATGGCTCTCCATTAAACAAGGTGATGTATGTCCACTTCGGGTCTTTCGGATATCTAAAGTAAGTACAAACCACTTGCCCATATGTGTTGATGGTCTGTGGGTACATTGTAACTACAGATTGGTTTAATGTAGGAAATTGATTATTTAATACATAAGAAGGAAAAATATTTGATGGTGTTGTTAGGTTAGACCTGTTCAACATAAATATTTTGCTCTCATTAACTTTTTCTGCCTCTACACCACTTGCTGCTGAAAATATAGCATAGTCTTCTCCAACATTTCCAAAAAGAAACAAATCTAAAACTAATGTAGTTGCATTAGTTATTGAAGCTACAGTTGTAGTGGCATTATTAGCAGGACCGGGAGGGGAACTCAAATTAACTACTATATCTCCAACCTGCACTCCTGCTTGAATAAAATCTGCTGTATTGTCAACTAATTCTTGAGGATTCAATACACTTGTATTTGTTCCTGTCGCAAGAATAACGGGATAAGTAATGATTGTATTAATCATATATGCCGAATCTCCTGTTGTACCTAATGATGGAACAGAAAAATTATTGCCAAGTAGTCCTACTACATTAAGCAAGTTGTTCTTCATTAAGAATCCCTCCATCACTTCAGCAATCGTCTTACGAATATCTGCATAGTCAGTGCCTGACATACGAGCGTTCTCGGCATTGATAACCTTATTGTAGCTACTAAAGTACTCCTCATACATCTCCATCTGTGCTTGTTTAGCGTATAGATTAAAATCTTGAGGAGAGATGTATCCGTAATTATTCTTGTTAAGAACGGCTAATACCGTGTTTCTTACAGCGTTTATCATCTTGATTGTTTTTACAAATATAGGAAAAAAAAGAGGGTACAAATGCACCCTCCTTCTTGAATAAATTATATTGATACTATTGATTTACGCCATTGAAAGTTCTAACATCTTCATTGCTTCGATGCCCTCGTCAGACTTCAAATACAACGACACTGCTTCGTATGGGTCTTCGCCAAAAGCAATAGACATCATCTTCTTTTTGTTAGTAGGTGTATTAAACCATACTTCCTTCTCGTTGTTTCTAAACTGCAACAACTTATTCTCGAAGAACTGACGAACCTTGTCTTGGAATTTAAGCATCGGGTCGTTGATGATATTTAAGAACTCGATTGGATTCATTTTAGCAAATACTAAAACATCTCTCTTTAACTCTGCCGTTGATATTGTCGATGGGTCTTTGCCAAACATCACACGAGTAACTGTCTCAAGTTGTTCGATTGTCAACTGACGAGCTTCGACTAACGCATCTACCTCATAGTTAAGATACTCCATCTCTTTAGAAGCATCTTTTTCCTTGTCAACCTCTGCAAATACTACATTTAGCAATGGATGGTAATGTAAAAACTCTTGAAGTACAGGATTTGTTCTTGGCACTCGTAATAGACCATCTTCAAAAATGATTGGCTCTACGACTGCATTTCCATCCTGCTCATCCTCAAAAGGTGATTTTTGGTTTACGCTATAGCGTAATGCACGATTAACATTTTTCTCTTCGTCAAACCATAGTAATGGGAAGCGAGGGTGATTTCTTGAAGCTAATGTATATGATAACGGGCTTCCGTTCTTTAGCTTATAAACTTTGTCTATGGATACTGTTTTTGGTTTCATTTGATATGATATGATTTAAATTTTTATTTTTAAAAAAGGGGAGTGTACCTGAGCACACTCACCCTTTAAACTAACAACTAATAAATATTAACCGAAACGGAATAATACGAAGTTATTTGCACCTAAAGTACATACAGCACGTTCAGATAAGAAGTTAACCTCCATAGCATCTAAATCGCTTGTTGATGCACCACCGGCAGAACCTGTAATCCAAGTCTTGTAGCGACGGTCTTCAGCTTCTGACGCACGGTAACGAACGTGTAAGAAAGGACGCTTTGCGTTCTTACCCATAATTTGGTCGTAAACCGATGTAGAACCTGCCGGTACTAAGATACCTGTGATTGTTCCTGTTGCAGATGCAGTAGCATTTGATAAACCACCACGCATTGTAGGGTCGTTCAAGTATTTCCAATCAGACTTATAGAAGTCATAACCACGACGGAATCCTGTGAATCCTAAGTTCAATGCCATATTGATGTCATTGTCGAATAGACCGAAAGATGCAGATGAAGAAACACCACTACCGTTGTAACCGTTAAGAGTTGCTAACATATTGTCGATGTCGAATGACAATCCACGATTAACAAACACTACGTTCTCTTCGATAGCTCCCTGCTTATCTAAGCGTGATACGATAGTATCCCAATCAGTCAATGTAGTTGGTGTACCACCACCCCATACGTTACCACGATTGTTTACTACGTAGAAGATACCTTCTGAACCTTTGAAACCTGCTGCGATAGCACCTGACGCTGTATCAGCCGGTACTGCCTCAATCATAGCTGTCTCTAAGTAATCTTCAAAACGAAGACGAGTCTCGTGCTCAGACTTTAAGTACCATAAGTATCCTGTAGCACCATTCTCAGTTGTTACTTCTACCCAACCGATTTGAGCCATATCAGAACCATTAACAGCGTACTTGTCCTTGATAATGATTGGAGAGTTAGAGAAGATAGAATCTTCAGCTTCTAATGAACCAACCATTCCGTTAGTTCCTTTTCTAAATTCAGAACCGTAGATGAATACAGTAAACTGAGCATTACCTGCTCCTGTACCTGCTACTGCAAGACCACCTGCTTCGTAGAAAGCAACAGTGAATGTAGTAGCCGAAGGAACTGCTGTAACGATTGCTTTATTGAAAACACCTGTAGCGTTTCCTTGAATCATTACTGTTTGTCCAACACGGATAGCAACATAAGTAACATTTGCATCATTCACTTGGAATGTAGCTGTGTCATCTGCTGCTGATGCTGCTGTTCCTACGCTCACATACTTAATATGTAAACGACCTTGTTCTGCCCATTTAATTTGGTCAGAGTTTGACGGCATCTCTGCTCCTACCATACGTAAGAAAGATGCGATTGTACGATTACCATAACGCTCAAATTCTTTCTCGTATGTATCAGGAAGATACTGATTTAAGAAGTTGAAGTTAGTAATGTAGTTTGTTTGTAACGCCACCTGCTCCGGTGCGGGTTGCAGGGCATAGGTTGGCGAATTTAATAAAGCACTTGCCATTTTGTTTTAAGTTTTAAGTTATAATCGTTTTGCGCTGCGAATTTGTAATTTTCTTCCGGAGTCAGGGTTTACAGCTCTAACCTGAAATCCGTCATTAGACTTAGTAACTTCCGGTGCTCTGCGTTCAGACATATTGATATTCTTTGTCTTACGCATCACATCCTCCGTTGCATCAGCCAAACCCTGTTCGTAGAAGTGTTTTGCAAACTTCTCAGGATTCATCGCTACTGCTAAAGACCTATGGTATCCTGCTGCGTCTTTGATAAGTCCATTCTCGTCCAAAAACTTATTGATAAAGTTTGATGGGTTTGATTGGAGTTTCTTTAACTCAGCAGCATCTGAAGGAGCATAAGCCATCTTTTTGTCGTTAATATTAAATTCAAAACCTTTGAACTCTCCACTAAAAACTTCGTTTGTCTTTTGCTCAAACCAACCTCTCTTACGGTTGTTTTCTTCCTCTGCGGTCTTAGCCTCGCCTAAGTATTGCTTATACAATTCATACTGCTCTCTCTCTTCGTTAGAAACTGATAATCCACTTGACTCAAGCGGCATCTTGTATTTCTCCTTCTGAGTGTTGAAGTATTTCTTTGCTTCAGCGACAACTTTCTTTTTTGCAATCTTTACTTTCTTTACCGTTGACTCATCATCAAGGTCCTCATCGTATCGGTACTCATCCATCATCACATCTACATCATCCTCGTCAAGCCCTTCCTGAGTAGAAAGCAAGTAACTCTTTAATAAATCTTCCGAGTCCATTGATTCATAGTCCTTATTTAATTTAAGGAAGTCATCAAATCCTCTACCCGTTTCCTTCTTGTACTTCAAGTAAGAAGCCACGTCTTCGGGTAACTCTTCCGACTCTTTACGTTCAGCCATCAACTCATCGAATGAGTTAATCTGCTTATTATATCTTTTTCCAATATATGAAAGAACGTCTTCTTCTTTTAAATCCACAGGTTGCTCTTGTGGTATTATTTCTTGTGGTTGCTCTGCTACTACTTCAGGAGTTTCATTATTCATTTCCTTTTCGTGTTTTTCAAGCAACACCTTTTCTATTTCCTGAACACTCTTTGGTTCAGTGTCTAATGCTCTTACTTTAAATTCCATTTGATTTGATTTTAGTTTGTTACAAAGTTATGTAATATTTTTTAATGTTTTATCGAGGCTCAAACTCGCCCATATCGAAGCCATCCAAGCTGTCCTCGTTAGATTCAAAGCTCATCGGAGGAAGATTATTCTTACGTTGATTAATCAACTTTGACTGCTGTGTATTTTGTATGCTGATGCGGTCCTTCTTAGCTTTTTCCTTCTCCTTCTCTATTTCATTCTTCTTATCTTCTTTGATACCATTTATCTGCATACTGTAGTTGAACTCTTCAGCCATTAATGACCTCTTTAACTCAGCCTCTGCTTTCATCTTCTCAATCTCAAAAGCTACCTCTGCTTGTTTCACTTGCATCTTCATCTGACCCTCTGCTTGAATACTTTGCATTGCTGTCTGTGCTGCCAATTCCTGAGATTTTAACTGCTGCTGAGAAATCATCGCTTGTTTCTGCATCTCCATTTGCTCCTCTCTATCCTGCTTCTGCGTTCTCTTTAACTTCAACAACTGATTAGCAAGTTTAAGGTTCTTAATTTCACGAATATCAATAGCATCCTCAAGGTTGATATCTCCTTTGGATAAGGCTATCTGAATGTTAGCCTCAAGCTGTGCTCTCTGCTCTTCATCAGGAGAAACCTCTATAAAGATACCAAAGTCATAAATGTAAAGGTCTTTGATATCATTAAGGATAGATACATTGTACTTTCCAATCTTATTAGCAAAGTCATCTTTGAAATCAGCATACTCAAGAATATCTGCTACACGATACGTCAACGCCTCAGCTAATGTTCTGTAGATAAATAATCCTGATTCAAGGATATGGCGTGTAGCCGTATTAGAGTTTAATGCTGCTAACTTCTGAACACCAACTAATGAGTTCGGGTCAGGCATACTGCCATCCCTTGCCTCGTTCAGTCCTGTTACAGAGCGAATCATATCTAAGTAATGATTGTAGTTCGCTAACAACATCTGTGTTTTAGAAGCACCCGAATTGGATGTGAGCTGCGTAATAGGAACACGGGCATTGTTAAACTCGCCATCCTGCGTATAGCTCCTACCGATAACACTACCTGTTTGGAAGTATAGTCGTAGGGCATCCTCAGGATTATAGGCGTTACCTGTTCCCAAGTCAACCTCATTCAATCCATCAGCATCAATAAATACACCATCAGGAACTACCCTTGCAATAACTTGCTGTAGCTTCAAGTGAGTAATCTGAATCAAATCAGCAAAAGGAATCATCCTTCTTACTAACGACTCAATAACTCCTTTGTACATACGAGGAGCACAAGCCACATAGTTTGGTATAGCGTGTTGAGATGAAGACTTAGGACGAA